TCGTTTGTTTTCTCAATCTCTTGAACTTTAGGCGGTTCACAGATTGGAAGACTCTCGATGATTCCCGGAATTGTCAAACTTTGGGAGTCCCCCGGCAGAGCCGGGGGTTTACCTATGATTAATTAAACGTGGCTCTATATGGGTTTTGGGGTCTTTTTAACCAAAACAGCCAATGGCAGCAAGCTTTTGCCCCTTTTTCTGATGTTATGGACAAACTCAAAAAAGCTCAGGTACAGCGGCAACTTGGCTTGTGAGATGCCACAGATACGGGCGCAGCCAGGAACGTAACAGCGACCAGAAGCCTTCCAGGGTGTTTGAATGGACTCCGCAGAAGCCGCCGCCATCTTCGTCGCTGGCGTATTCCCCCGCCGAATGGTTGACGGTCTTGTACCCACATAAATGCGGGTAACTCCACGCCTCCAAGCGGCTATAGATGCTGTGTTCGTTGATATAAATTTGTCGGGCATAATGGTTTGTAAGACCAAGGGTCTGATGGCCGCCTGTTGCACGCTGTCGGGCATCCTGATGACGGCTTCCCCCGTGCGCTGGATCATTCCGAAGACGGGCGGCTTTTCGCTTCGCACTCTACGTATCCGTCGCCACCGTGCCGCGCCCAGGCGCACTTTGCAGGCGGCGGCAACGGGGAGGCATTATTGATTTTCGTCGGCATGATTTACGCCATACATAGACAAGCTGGCACATTCAAAACGGCACGCAAATAACCGATTTGAAAGAACTAGTGGCTTGGTCGTCTATGGATATGGCCTTAAGGTACGCACCCTTATCAAGCGAGCATTTAGCCGTCAAAGCAGAAAATGTATCATTTATAAGTAACAACAATGTCACAAGCATAAAAAAAGCCCTATGATATATCATAAGGCTTTGATTTATTGGAGCTAGTGGGGGGGGGAATCGAACCCCCGACCCACACATTACGAAAACTTTGTTGTGTGCTACACAGTGCTAAAAAGTGTTTTAAAACAGTGGGCTATAAAAACGAAAACCACATTAAAAAACACTAACGCCCTCCAATGTAGTCAGAACGTAGTAAACAATCATTTTTCTTTAATTGCAGTTACAATAAGCAAATTTTTGATAAAACCTAATTCGTTATGGCTACGTTAACCTTTGATACCCATGAATTTGTGACTGAACTTAAGCAGGCGGGTTTGACTGAACCGCAAGCTGTGGCCATAACACGGCTTCATCAACAAGCCACGTCCGCCCTTGTCGATTACGTCAAGCATGAACACAACCTTGATAACGTCGTCACCAATAAAGATTTGGATGCGAGGATTAAGGAAACTGAACTTAAAATTGAACTTGTCCGCTCTGAATTGAAGCGTGATATTGAAATGGTCAGGCGTGAAATACAGGAAACTAAAGCTGACCTTATTCGCTGGGTTGTCGGTGTCGGCCTATTGCAGATAACGATTATTACCGCGCTTTTGTTACGTCTTACTGGAAAGTTTTAAGCAGTAAATTATTTACTCTTGGTAAGCAATGTCGAACTCGTGCCTTGCCCTTATATATTTGTTGGCACACTCAACCCTGATGCTATGTCTTTCGGGCTGGTCACATTCATCGGGCTTTTGATAAAACCGCTTAAAGGCTGCTTCTTTCTTTGCCTTTGCTATTTCTTCCGCCCTTTTGGCTAACCTTATCGTTTCTAGCTCCCTGGCCTTATCAATTTCGATTTGCGCCCTTTCCCTTCGCATTTTTAATTCCCTTTCGTCAAAAACGTTGGCTATTTCCCTTACCGCTCCACCAGCTACTTTTGATGTGATCATTAGCCTGTCTTCAACGGCAGCAATCCTGCTATCCGCCATATAAGCCCGCTATAATTATCCCGTCTTCTACCATTATCCGTATAGTAATCATAGACGTTATTGTTTACACCGTTGTTTCTGTTATTGTTTTCCCTTCTTTCCCTTTCGATTTCCATCTCCCGGTTCCATCGGTTATTGCTGTATCTGCTCATAATTAAGACCTATTCTTTATAGCTAATAATGAATTGCTTCCATGCCCTAACGTGGGCGTTGATACAATCCATTTTTTCTTGTTCGTTTTCAGGGCTAACGCAATTGCTAGGTTTTTTATAAAAGTCCTTGAACGCTTTGTCCCTTCGCATTTTTGCCGCTTCCTTTTCCCAGTCTATTTCCTGCGGCTCATTAAGCTGATTTTCCCTGAATACTTTTCTCTCTATCTTTGCGAACTCTCCTTTTTTCATCATGCCTTTATCTTCAAACCCTCTGGCTATAGTGTCTATTCCTTGATGGATCACTACTTTTTGTAATTCCGTTATTGGGTTAAGGCTTAATGTCCTTGTGTTTGGCCAACTGTCCTGATTGCTTTCTTTACCCGTTGAAACCATATAGGCCAATAATCCACCTATTGCTAGGTAGATTAAATAGGGCTTTTTTCTGCTGGCTATATAACGGATTGCGTCGATTATTATTACTAAGACAACTAAACAAACAAGCAAAATTGCTACCCACATTATTCAGCCCCTTACATGAAGAAATAAAAATGCTTTTAATGTAGCTCACTAAAGCCCGTAAAAGCTATGAACTATTTCACATCGTGTTTGGATTTGAACCATTTTTTATAAATTTTGTGCGCTAATCTGTACCCGTCCTTAGATTTTGACTTTTCCTTACCTCCTCCAGATCGGGGCTGACCTGTCCTGCCTCTTCTATTGTCATTCCAGTCGCAAGCCAATAGGCGTATTCAGGCCATATTTTTGATATAGCTTCTATGTGCCATCCGTAGACTTTTTGTCTATCGTTTTCAATGCTGCTTATTTGATTGCTTTTAATACTTGTCCTTAGTGAAAGCTCGTCCACAGTTATCCCTAGATGGTCTCTTAATTTTTTGAATCTCTTATTTATTTCAAATTCATTAATCATATATGTAAATATTACTTGCCATTAATTCATGTACATGTACATGTACATGTACTTTCAAACGAGCCACAAAGAGCCAAGCGAGGCTAAGGTGCAATCATGAACCAGCAAAATCAACAAGTCAAACCAGAAGAATTGCGGGAAGCGTTGAACCGAGTCCCGGTCATCGTCAACGTCCCGCTGGTGCATCCCGCAAAATTTGCCGAACTCATAGGCGTTTCGGAAGGCGTCGTGGGCGGCTGGGTAGACCGGGCTTATATACCCACGGTCAAAATAGGCCGTTACCTCTTTGTCAACCTTGCCCAAATACAAGAAAGCTCCAAAACAGCTGGATTTGTTGGGGGGTCAATACAATGAACATCACCCAAAAACAACTACGATCCACCCTTTCCGGTCTCTTTGAAGATTTTGTTTTTGAGCTTGACCGTATTAAAACTAGAAATGAAGGCGATATCCCGCTTATCCGTGCGTGTGTATTGTCTGAATGTGATATCTGTAAAGATAAAATCCTTTTTTTACGTTCGCTTTTTCCTGCACCCTTAACCGGCGTATGGCTAAAAATGTTTCTTGGTGAACTGTCGTCCCTTGAAGGTTACCGCGATTTCTTTTTGAATCACATTGAAGAACGGCTGCAACAAGAATCAGAACAAACAACCCTGGATCAACCGGCACCTTCACCTAGCCATACCATCAATGTCGAACTTGAGCCAGGCCAGCTACTGACAGTCACGCACAAACCTACTGGCACAGTCCTGCAAGCCCTTATCAACCTTAAGGAAGAGTCCGTCTATTTAGACAACTCGAGCGATGGCCTCTGTGTTGATTACTCCGCCCGTGCCACCCGAAAAATTAAAGAGCTTGCTTCCGTACATAAAACCTTGCCACCTGAAAATGGCCTCAACGTGCCAGAAGAGCGGCTGGCACACTCTTTTGAACACGAAGTGGCCGAACTGGAACAGACCGTCTTCACCTTGCCTGGGCAATACCATGACGCCATCAACTTCTGCGACACCACAAGCTAATGGGTCTGGCATAAACCAATACAGCAAAATGCAAAGGATCTGCCCGGAATGCCAGACCACCCAAACCGTAAGCAAAACCGTTAACTGGAAATACATCATCATCCGCGGCGTATGCAAATGCCCGCTTAAACTCAGGATCATAGACCGCCATGACAACACAACAATCGACTATGGTTTTACCGCCAAAGACAGACAACCCGACCCAAACCCTTGAGGATCGCCGCTTCTATACCGCCCTATCCGGTGCCGACTATCTCAAACTTGAGCAAGAATGCCTACAGCGCAACACCAAACCCTACAACCTGACCAAAATAGTCCTGACCCTATTCATCAAGGGCGACCTGGTCAACCTTAACGAACTGCCTGATGATGCGGCCATAAAAATCCGTGCCTTCCTCCAACAAAAACAACAGGCGCGTGGTGAACTCCAGATAAAAGAAATAGAGGGCGGTTAGATGCTAGCCAGTCGGAGCCGTCGTATAGGGGTTGTTGCCAAGCTTCACGCCCATTTGCGCGGGTGTCAAGGGGTAAAGCCTGCGTACCTTGACACCCGCGCAAGGCGTGAAAAGCTGGACAACCCGACCATAGACGGGACGCACTGGAAAAAGCCTAGCCGGTTGGTGGGTTGGCAGGGGTTTAAATCCAACCGCGCCAAGCCGCCACTTATCAAGGCCTTAAACAGCAAGCGGAATCGTAGGGAAACCATTTCCGCCAGCCCTAAAACCAACTGCGAAGCCGCTTACCATTTAGCGCGTAAGCGTCTAAATAAAGCGACAGCGTAACCCTTAAAAAGCCAAAACCGTAACGGAGTTAGGTTTTGACAAAGCCGGAAAAGATGGCCAATACCGGACGCCCGAGAATGAAGCCCCACATCATTCCCGCCTCCCGCCATCTTTTCCCCTAATAACCGTAACCCCGGATGCCGTACGGAAACGAGCGAAAGGGATTGTAGTGGAAATGGCTCATTAAAGGCCGTTACAGGGAGTTAGAAAAAAACCTTTGACGGCAGGAAAAGCGTTTTTTGCTTACTCCCTGTTAAGGGCTTTAAAGAGCCATTGGAACGGAAAGCCCGCCCCGAAGGGTTCGCCCAAAAACAACATTAAAAAGGTGCTTACACATGAAAAAACCAGTTCGCGGTTGGGAGCATGGCAATTATTTCACTTTGCCTTCATCGGAAATTTGGGAAATTGCTGGAAAACCAACACAAGTACAAGTAGTTGGTTTATATACACAAATAAATTGGCGTTAACAACGTCACTTTGATCATTTCGTAAGGACAACCAAAAAGGCACCTAAAAATGGCAACAACAACTTACCACCTATACGAACCCGCATTAACTGACGTTCAGGAACCTGAAACTACCTATTGCAAATACTGTGGCGCTGAAATCCTAGTCGGCCGTTTCTACTGTGATACCCAATGCCGTAACCACCATGAAACCGAACTTATCAACCTAGGCCTACTACCCACCGGCAACCACATAAACCACAACCACAACCACAACCACAACCACAACCACCCTAACCTAAGCCGTTAGAGCCTACGGCCTTCAAAAGCTCAAAAAAACCACTGAAAAACCCACAAAAAAGGAAACCTAACCATGTCAGACCACACCACATTTCTAGGCAACATGCAAACCACTGTAGTTGGTAACGTCATCTGCATCACGAAATACGAAATCGACGCCAACAGTAAAGGCGGCTCCATCTGGGTAAGCAAACCCAACACAGGCCGCAATTCCAGCATCATCGGGGACGAACTCATAAAAATTCGCATCCCCTTTGAAATGTTTGAACAACAACGCCAAAAACTGGAAGCAAAAGAAATCACCCTTCCGGGCGTATTTGAAATCTTGGCCGACATAGATATGGGTGGACAAAACAAAGCCGCCCTAACCGCTTTGTCCATCAAACCCTACAAACCTGATTTACCCACTGCCGACGACCTCGCCGCCAAACCGACCGACAAACCAGCGGACGGCAAACCGCCAGCCACCACAACAGGCAACCAAACCGTAACCCAACGCCCAACCGCGTAACCGGAAAAAACGATCCATTTCACCCTTCAGGGTAAAACCGTTCCGGCGGCTCCGGCAAACCACAAAACTAAGGAAACGTAAATGAAACGTATCTTGACAACATTAATGGCAGTCGGCGCGCTTGCTGCCATATCCACCACAAACGCCGCGCCTTATATCGCTATGCATAGCGCGTCATCCGGCAACAATTATGTCGCCTATTCTGAAAAAAAGACCGCCACCGCGGCTGAAACCTTTTGCCAGTCCAAACAAGGCCATTTGGCCGTGCTTAATAACCATCCTGAAACCGTTGATGTTCAGAAATATTTGGGTTTGTTGCCTGTTGGCGCTTATTACCTGGGCGGCATCCAACCGGCTAATGCCTCCGGTTCTCCTGAAAACTTGATAACGGTAACGGGACAGAATTTTTACTTGGATACGGCTTATCCAACATCAATCGCCACTACTAACGATTCCACGCCAGATTACCAGGCCTTTTTGATCAATGGCGATCCTAACTGGGATCAATTTTGGTTCTATGAGGCGGGTTCTACCGTTCTTAGTTTTGTCTGTGAATTTGAAGACTCGGCAATCTGATAAGGGCGGGTCAATACCATGGCAACCTGTGTTAAGTCCGTCCGTGACCCCTCGGACACCTTCGACCTTCTGCAAGCCACCACAACCACGCTTGAGAGTTGCACGGATTACGTCCTATTGACCGCGTCAGAATTTACGGGATTACCCACGCTGACGGACATTTTCGCAATGCCCGTTGCGGGTGATCTTCAACAAATGTGGATGCTTGGCTTTGGTTTGCCGGTCATCGCATACCTGACGGCATGGGCTTTTGGTGTCGTCATTAACTGGTTCAGTGACAAAGAACACTGAATTATTCAACCTTAAAGAAAGGAAAAAACTATGAAAACTTCAAAAATCCGGCTGGTGACAGCCATCCAAACCGCCTTGGCCGTCACTGCGGCTTCTGCCATCCTGTCCAGCCCTGCCAATGCCGCACTTGATTTTACTGATGTTACAGCGGCGGCTGACTCTGGAACATTGGTTGCTGCTATTGGTGTGCTAGCCGTTGTTAAGATGGCTCCAGGCTTTGCACGCTGGGGCTTCAACAAAGTTATCGGCTGGTTCCGTTAATTTCCAGAAACCTTGGGGGAGGGGCTCCGGCCTCTCTTCTCCCCAGCATAAAGGCCAAACAATGATTTTCTTAGTCCTCTTCTTCCTGTCCGGCTTAGTCTCAGCTTATGCAGTGATAGCAGGGTTTACCCATGCCTAGGCTGATCATTATTTTGCTTTTTGTCATTTCTTCGAATGTGATGGCAAACGGGACAACGTGCCCAACTTTAACCGCAACCATGACATATAGTTGTTTGGTGGCGGGTCAATTTCCTTCCAATTCGCCTGTTACGACACATACACAAAAGACCGCAACTTTTTCAGGTAAAACAGCGGGGGCGTGTAATCTTTTTTCATCTACCTCAACTGCTGATGTTTATCACTGTGATATTTACACAACGTCAACGGGAGCCTATTTTTCTTATAACACCGTATCCTGCCCTAAAACTTATTCGTGCCCTACTGATTACACGTTGTCTGGGCAAAATTGTATTGCAACGGTTGCCTCTATCTGCGATGCCCCGCTTAATTGCCAAACAACCCCAACCGTAACCACAACAGGCCAAACCCAAACCATTAATTGGGAAGTTGAAGACCAAGCCAACCATCAATGTCTGCCTAACTCGGTTAGTTGCAATTTCCCGCTGGTTGCCAACGTTGAAATGAAACGTTGTGACCTGGATTGCGGCAACGGCTCAATCATCGACCCGTCAACAGGCGCACAATGTCCGGCCTGTATTGGCGGGCAAGTCCGCAACCCTAACACAAACGTCTGTGAAGACCCGCAATGTGATCCGCCTAAATATCTGAACACGGCAACCCATAGCTGTGCTGATGAACCCAACTGCATAGGCGGCCAAACCCTAGATACTAGCCAAGTCCCGCACGCTTGCCTTGATCCCCAGTGCGTTTCCCCCCAAGTGCTTAACCTGGCCACGCGGGTGTGTGAGACCCCGCCCGATACCTGCCAGCCAGGATATACCTTGGTCAATGGCGTTTGTACCTTGGATCAATGCCAAGCCCCTAAAGTCCAGTGCAATTATGGGGGGCAGCAGGTTTGCTTAACCTTCTGCGATGGCCCCAATGGTACCGATGGCGATGGTACGGACGCTGACAGTTCCGGCAATGGTTCAGGGTCTGGTGACGGGTCAGGATCGGGCGATGGCTCGGGTTCGGGTTCGGGTTCGGGTTCGGGTTCGGGTGACGGTTCCGGCTCAGGGTCGGGATCAGGATCAGGCGAAACAGCAACCCCGGGCACAATGACCAATCCTGGCGGCTCTATCGGAAACTATACGCCGCCTAGCTTTGAATCACTGGGGGCGGGGATGGGAACGCCATCGGCTCAAACCTCCAGTGGGGCAAGCGTGACGTCCAATTCAACGGCTGGCATGCCGGCCATGGGTCAGTTTACGCCTGCGATTAGTGCGCCTGATCCGAATCTGGGCAAATGGTACACGCCAACCACCGATACGTATCAGGGTGTCCTTTCCGACACTATCGCTGCCATCCAACAGCAACCCATTATGCAGTTCGGGCAGGATATATTTGATGTCCAGATAGGCGGCGGTTCTTGCAGTCCGCTTGTATTTCCTGCCGTCATGGGTATGGATGAAATAACATCAGACTGGATTTGTGCTGACTTTATGGAATATTTCTGGCCTATCATCCGCGCCATTGTGATAGGAAGCGCGGTTTTCATGGCGTTCCGGATAGCTTTATCCGGTCTTTCTTAAGGGGGCAACATGCAAGCAATCGTCACAACCCTGGTCAATTTTTACTATGCATTGGTTGCGTTTCTAAAAGACTTTTTCAATTCGGTAGGGTCATTTTTTAACGCGGCTCTTCAATCGCTGGTTAATCTGTTCAATGCCATCACGGCATTTTTCCGTGATGCGTTCGCCTCCATCAAGGCATATTTTGACGTTTTCATTAATTTTATCGTGAGTGTGGACACAACGATAAAGCAATGGCTTAGGGACTGGAATGAATGGGACAAACGCCAATTTGATGTATTTGTAAACTTCATCAAAGATCACTTCTTAACGCCGTTAAAAAGTTTCTTTGATGCCCTATTGCAAACCATAGGCAATTTCTATGATTCGGTTATCACTTATTTGTCTAATGTTATTGAGTCGCTGGCTAATTTCCTTATCGACCTGCCTCTTATGGTCTTTAAAAAGTTGCCCCCATTTGTCCTATGGCTTTTCCAGTGGGCTTCTGACTCTTGTTCGTATTGCATTGGCTCGGTTCAGGGCTTAGGTTCTATAAGTACGTCATTCCATGGCATTTGGGACGATATAGCGGCTTATGGTTCCACGCTGCTTTACTGTCTAAACCGTGCGGGCGTTCAGGAAGCGTTGTATATTCTGACCTGTGGCCTAATTGTCTGGTCGGCCTTCAAATTGATTTCAATCTTTAGTTCCTTTGTTAAGGCGGCCTTATGATCATTTGCCATGAAGGCTTGCCCCGTTCCGGTAAATCCTACGAGGCGGTTGTCAGCCGGATACTGCCCGCCTTAAAAGAAGGCCGGAAAGTCTTCGCCTATATCGAAGGACTGAACCACCAGCAATTTGCGGATTTGTTGGACAAGCCTCTGGAAGAAATACAGCGGCTACTGGTTTTTGTCCCTAAAGAGCATGTGAAGCAAATCCATTTGCACGTTGAAAATGACGCCTTGGTTATCATTGACGAGTTGCAGGATTTCTTCCCGATTTCAAAACAACCTTTGGATGAACAACAAACAACCTTTGTCACCCAACACGGGCACCGTGGCCTTGACATCATCGTCATGACTCAGGATCACCGCGACTGCCACATGCTCTGGAAACGCCGTATTGACCAGCTGATTACGTTTGTCAAAAGGGATGCGGTCGGCCAACCCAACGCCTACACCTGGACAACCTACAAGCAAAGGGCAGGCAAGTTTGAGAAACTGAACAGTGGTTCCGGCAAATATGACCCCAAGTATTTTGGCCTTTACAGCTCCCATGAACCGACAACCCTTAACAAAGGGAATTATGCGGATGATAGGGCAAATATACTTAAATCGCCCGCTTTTAGATTTTATTTTCCAGCTTTTTTTGTGGCTTTATGTTTTTCTATTTATTACCTGTATGGTTTTTTTCATGGTGCCCATCCTGTTGTTAAAGTTAAAACTAAACCGCCCATTGAACAACCTCCTAAAGACAAGCCGCCAGAAATGGCCTCGCCCGCCAATACCGTCGCAACGGACAAGCCACCTGACAAACCGAAGGCCGCCGTCAATTACCTCGACGACATCTTAGCCAAGTATAAGCCCCGCCTAGTTGGATTGGTTGAAAATAAAGAACGCACAAAAATGGTGGCCATCATTGAATTCCTGGACGAATCCAACCGCGTTTATGAACGGCTGACCATCCCGCAAATCGTGGGTTTTGGCTATTTCGTGGTCAGGAAACCGTATGGGCTGCTACTGATGAATGGCCAGCACCAATACAGCGTTACCGCCTTTCCTATTGACCGCTCCGTGAATATTAGCCGTCATACCGATATAGCCATTAAATAACGGTTTCTAACCGATAGCGTGTTTAAACCGCGCCCGGACTGTGAGAGCAGGGAAAGACCACCCGCCCTAGGGCATGGCGGGCTACCCTGGCGTTTTTTAAGGAATGAGACCCGTTTTATTAGGTGCGGGTGGTTTTCTCTTGAGTTGGAAAATCTTGGCTTTGTTTTTAGTTGCTGGCTGTTTGAGCACAGGGAAGTGTGAGTTTCCAGCGGCTAAAAATAACGCGTAGATAGGCCAGGAAAGATAAAAGTGGCCGTGCCAACAAAACTTCGACATGACTGCAAAATGACAGGGTAGCCCGCCATGCCCTAGGGTGGGTGGCTCCCGTAAAGGAAAGGACGGGCGCGGGGCTAGTTATCCTACCCATTGGATCAAGTTAAAAAAAGTATCGGTCTGGCTAACGTCTCTGTATCACGTTAGTTAGACCTTAAACGATAAGCCCGTTGACTCGCTTAACAACGGTCGCAACCCTTAAAAGGTTAATTTATGAAACTGTCAGACAGATATAGCCCTGAATCCCTAGCCAAGTCCTCTTTACCGGATAAAACGGGGCGTTTATTTATGAACCATCATGCAATGATGGATTTAAGCAATGTTGAAGTCGTTGGGGCTTCGGTCGATACCATCCGCCAGCTTTACTTCGGTATCCCTAAGCCTTACTTGATTGAAAGTTTCCAGCAAGAAATTGAACAAAAGGAACAGTTTTTCCATTTATCCATGCCTGATGAAAATGACCGGTTCCATACAGAACCTTTTCACCTTGCCAAAATGGGCAAAGTGGCGCGGTATCGTTACAAGTCAAAATACCTCCGGCAAAGCCGGAGGCTTGTAAATGTGAACCGCTCAAAGCGGGTTAAAATGTGTGCCACCTGAAGGGTGGCGGTGTTCTAAAACAGGCTCAGTTGCTCGATCCGCCTGTCCTCTGCTTCCTGATGCTTGATATACTCGCGGACAGCCTCCTCATCTTTGCCGATAGTTGAAACATAGTAACCCCTCGCCCAAAAACTTTGTCCAGTGAAATCTTTCCTCCGTCCCATAAAGTTGCGGGCTATGGCGATCGCGCTTTTGCCTTTGATGAAGCCCACTACCTGTGACACCGAATATTTGGGCGGGATCGAGATCAAGACATGAACGTGATCAGATACCAAATGCCCTTCCAATATCTTGCACTCTTTCTGCGAAGCCAAATCTTTTAGCAGCTCGCCCAAATGTTCCCTGAGTTCCTTATAAAGGCTTTTCTTCCTGTATTTGGGTATCCAAACCACATGATATTTACATCCCCATTTTGTATGATTTAAACTTTCTGACGGATTCATCGTTTGTTTCCTCAATCTTTAGAACTTTAGGCGGTTCACAGATTGGGAAACTCTCGATGATTCCCGGAATTGTCAAACTTTGGGAGTCCCCCGGCAGAGCCGGGGGTTTACC